AATCCAACATTTGCTCTATCTTCTTGAATTGCAATATGCCCATCTTCAAAACCAGCGGGTGGTGTAGATGGTTGTTGGTCATATTCAATGACATTGACAACAATCCCATTTTTAACAATTGCGTATTTCATACATAGTACTCCGTGACAATAATTAAACCAGAACCACCACCACCGCCATTTGATGTGCCGCCAGTTCCATTTGTTCCAGCCGCACCAACTGCATAAGAATATGTAGCACTTGGTGAAGAAATTAATTTTTCTAGATAAGCACCAGCAGCACCACCGCCACCTGTAAGTGTTGCCGTACCGCCCCCACCTCCTCCACCTCCAGCACCGCTATTTGTAGCTGCTGTTGAACCCGTTGCATTTGCACATCCGCCCGCACCAGCGCCACCAAAAGGTGTTGCTCCTCCAGCGCCTCCTGTAAAGTTTGTCACGCCACCAACCGCGCCGGGCGCTGTTGCGCCAGCAATATTTATATCGCCACCTGTAGCTGTACCGCCAGCGACATTAGCTCCAGTAACAATACCTCCAGCCCCACCTGTACAAGTTAAAAAAGATGAACCAAATGTAGTAGAACCGCCAGCCGTTCCAGCAGTAGCACTTGACCCTGTTCCTGCGCCACCGCCACCGCCACCAACCATACGAACAAAAATTGCTTTGCAATTAGCGGGAGTTGTATAAGTGCCAGAACTGGAAGTAAATGTTTGAACCGTATGAGGAATGGTAGTCAAACCTGTTCCTCCTTGAGCAACAGTAATTGCCGTAGACACTGAGCTAACAGTTACGTTAGCCATTGTCATGCTATTCAATGTGGTAACGGTGTTACCAAGCTGAATAGCCGTGTTGCCAAGCGTTATGGTTGTAGAAAAGTTACTGTCCAATTGGGACAGCGGTATGCTGCTTGTCGCGCTACCAAAAGTATATGGAACTGCCATTTAGAACCTCACTCTCAATTCATGTTCGTATTCGAACCCGTTGATTACAAAATTTGCACCCGTTGATGTAACGGTCATGCCCAAATATTTGCCCCATTGTTTTGCGTCTGTCTTGTACAGGGTATAGCCACCACCGCCATACCAATTAATCACCGCAGAACTGTTGTTTATCCAAGAAATTACAGTACCAGCATTATTAATCCAAGACGCCAATTGTCCAAGCAAAACAGGGGGACTGTTGCCTGTTTCTGAATCCACCGTTACGCTTATTTCAGCCGCGTTGGTCAAGGTCGCTTCAATTCCCACTTTCAGAGCTTGCTTGGTGCGAATTGGGTCTTTCATCGGATTAAGCGATGTTTGAACGTAGCTGCTGATAGCAGAGTTGCTGTCGGCATACAACTGCACACAAGACGTTCCATCTGTCCCGTAAAGGTTAATTTTTCCCCCGACAGGCGCAGATGCTATGTAAGCTAAATTGTTGCCGTTACTTGTAAAAAACCATTTTTTTTCAAAAAATACTGCTTGAACATACCGACTTGAACTAGATGTACCCAACCCGCCCGTGTACTTAAAATTGAAAGCAGCACACAAGATGTTATTGAGCAACACCTGACCCGCATAAACAGGAAAAGTAAAGTCAATGTTAGGAAAAACCCCATCCAAAGAATCTGATATTTTGGTTGTTGTTGAGCCGACAAGGGCATATACCCCGTAGTCATTTAGAAACAACACAGACCTGAAATACGGGAAGATTGCATTTGCTCGTTTGCTGCCAACAGAGGCGCTGACATTGGTATTGGTAAACAAGGTTGTGCCAGCATTGGTTACCCGCACATCTGAAAAGACGTTGATTGAATCATCGCCAAAAATGTACAGAAAGTTGTTTGCTGAAAGCAGTTGAATAATATTGCCGTGCAAGGTTGAGTCAGTCAAGACAATCTGACCCGCAGAAACGCTTGTAAAGTCGCTGTAAGACCCTGCCGCTGAATAGTAGACCGTGCGTCCATTGGCTAACCAAACCCTGCCAGAGAAGGACTGAATACCCGCCAATGTTCCAGTATTGATAATTGCTTTGGCGGCGGCATTAGAACCACCACCACCAGTTATCGTAACTGTAATATTTGATGTGTTGGTGTACCCGCTGCCAACATTGGTCATTATGGCTTGGGTAACAATACCGCCAGAAATAATGCCTTTAGCATTGGCGTTAGTGCCTCCACCCCCGTTGATGGTGACACTTAAATTAGAAGCGTTGGTGTACCCCGTGCCTCCACTAGTTATCACAACTGAAACAGTGCCTTGGGCAAAGGTTGTAATACCCGCCACAGCATTAGCTCCCGAACCTCCACCCCCAGAAAAAGTAATGGTAGGAGCAGCGTTATAACCCGTTCCCGCTTCTATGATTGTGACGTAAGACACAGCATTAGCTGTAGTGGTAGCAACCGCCGTAGCCTGTACCCCGTTGGAACTATTTGGCGCAGAAATAATTACCGCTGGCGCAGAGGTATAGCTTGAGCCGCCGCTGACAACACCAATTTGTCCAACAGCACCAATAAAGATTAGGTTTGTACCGTCCCATGTAAAGTACCCTTTAACCGGGTCAGCAATCAAAACACGGTCATTTTTCCATTGAGAAGTATTGACACCAGACCCGCTAAATGTTCCCGCCGTAGCAATTGTGCCTTTGGCATTTGTGTCTAGCCGTACATATTCAGCAGAACCGTCTGCTTCAAAAGCAATCAAATAATCAATTAAATTGATACCCGCTGATGAAAAATAAGTGACAGTATTTCCAAAAGTGACGCTACCCACATTGGAATATGTAGGCGTAATCTTGAGGTTGCCATAGCCAATAGGCATAGCGTTCTCAAGCCAGTAAAACTCATCATCGCCAATAGCAGTTCTGTTCGCCTTGGTGTTTACACCCTTGAACTGTTTGACAACCTCGTAGGATTTTTTTTGTTCTGCGGCTGCCATGATTTAAAACGAAGTTGAGTATGGGTCTGGAATCCTTCTTGTAAAAGTGGATGTCAGAACTGCTTGAGTTTTTTGCTTGTACTGCTGCAAATAGATTTCAGCTTCACCAAACGACTGTTCATAGTACTTGGCAAGATGAGCAGCATAGAACTGTACGACAGTATCGTATGGGTCATTTATGGTATCTGTATCTGACAGATTAACCATAGCAGTGGGCAAAATAACCGTGTCTAAGTCAATGACGTAGGCTTGGTCTGGAACAGGTCCGACATAAATTTGAGATTGACCAAAAATGCTAAAGCAAATTGGACGACCAACGTAGTTCTGCCAATAGCGCAATTGAGCATTGAATTGCGTCCACGGCAAATACCGTAATGGAATTCTTGAATTTCCCCAATAAAGGTTGACGTTCAAAACGTCAAGAGTTAACAAGCCTGATGGCAGCGAAGCAAAGTTGATAACTTCACAAGGTCCAACATACTGATAAGTTACCGCGCTGTCTGATAACGTCAATGTGCCTGTAGGCGGGTAAACGTAATTTGCAGACGGGTAGGGAGGAACAGCAGAACCAAGTGTGCCGCCCGTGATAATTTGATAAATAAATATGTTGGAAAAAACATATTGTCCAGCGGTCACAACCAATCCAGAAGACCAAATAACTGGATTGTTGCCGCCAGCAACGGGAGGTGCAGGAGATTGAGACACTTGCACCGTTCTCAAACACCCTGTGTCTCTTACGACACGTTCACGCGCACTGTTGATGTAGCTTGTTAGCTGGTCATTAGTGTAGAAATTTGCATTTGCGTCATGCAGCAAATATCTAACTTGCGTGATGTAGCCTTGGAGTGTTTGAGCCATGCGTTACCCATTTTGTCTAGCGTCAAAATTTCCCCCTACCTTCTTGGAAGGCAGAGGTACTCTTTCAACCACCGGGGATAACGAGTGGTCTTTCACGGGAGGCTTGATTGAGATTTCTATTTTTGACAAAATTTTCAATCCTTCAGGAATGTCATTTTTTGTCTGAATCATGGCAAGCCTCGCCATGTAAATTTCTTTGTCAGGGTCACCATGTCCAAATATGTGACAAACAGCATCCTCTGGAGCTTCAACCGTTTCCCCCACAGGGAAGGTGTACGGCTTGTACTCAAAAGAAAATGTAATGGGCTTTTCCCATTTGTTTGTCACATATAAGGTTTGCATGGATTAGAAGCTCACAACATCGCCATATACGCAAATATCTACAGTATTGCTTGTATTAGCAATAGAGTTGACGTTCACATACAGACATTGGGTTACGCTACCAGAGACAACATTGCTGGTGTATGGTGATGCAGCGTTAATATCAACATAACGACCAGTAGTGCTGAGAGCAGTCAATACGGTGTTAGCCGTAACAAGATTGCTGCCATCGCTGGTCGTTGAAATACTGACGTTAGCATTAGCCACGTTACCAGAGGAATTTTGAAACGTAACTCTACGAACAATAATTCCCCCAGAATTGGCTACACCGCCACCGTTAGTTAATCCACCACTCAAAATAGGAATGGTTACGATAGCATTGCCAGCAGTATTTAGCGTAGTTGCTTTAACTACGCCAATACGACCATTGCTAAAACTATCAAGATTAAACTGACTGACTGAATCAGCGTTAGCCATGTTATCTCCTTAACTGACGTAAGTGCTAGAGACG